AACACAACTGGAACAGCAAACGTAGCAGTGGGTGTTGCAGCTTTAGATGCTAATACTACAGGAAGTTATAACAATGCTATTGGATATAATGCTTTAGGAGCAGTTACAACTGCATCTTTTAACGTAGCAACTGGAAATGGTGCTTTAAAATTAACAACAACTGGTGCAAGTAACACAGGTATCGGCTCTGGAGCTTTAGAAAATAACACAACTGCAAATGATAACACAGCAGTAGGTGCATCTGCATTACAATCAAACACAACTGGTTTTGAGAACACAGCTATTGGTAAAAGCGCATTAGCAGCAAATACAACTGGAGAGAAGAATACAGCTATAGGTAATGAAGCTTTACAATCAAATACTACAGGAGATCATAACGCTGCTATAGGTGCTGAAACCTTATATTATAACACCACAGGAACAGGTAATACTGCTGTTGGCTTCTTTGCTTTAGGAATTAATACAACAGGAAATTCTAACACTGCTGTAGGATTTGGTGCGTTAGATGCTAACGAAACAGCTTCTAATAACACTTGTATGGGTTATTTAGCTCTATCAGCAAACACGACTGGTTCACAGAATGTAGCTATCGGAGCAAATGCTTTAGATGCTAGTACTAATTCAGATTGTGTTGCAGTCGGATATAACGCATTAACAAGTTGTACTACTAACCATAATACAGGTATTGGTTCAAAAGCTTTAGAAGATACAACATCAGGATCTTCTAACACTGCTGTTGGTTCTCTTTGTTTGACGGACCTAACTACTGGTATAGGTAACACTGCTGTTGGGATGTCTGCTTTAAGATACGGAACAACAGGATCAGGTAACGCAGGTTTTGGGACTGGTGCATTACAGAATAACACAGCTTCATACAATACTGGTATAGGATATCAAGCATTAAATGCAAACACAAGTGGAGCATCTAACGTAGCGGTAGGTTCTAACGCTTTAGATGCCTGTACAACTGGGCAACTTAATGTCGCTGTTGGTCATAATGCTTTAAGTGCTCTTACTACAGGAGAAAAAAATATAGGTATTGGTTATAATGCTGGAGTAGCAATTACAGATGCAGAAGACAACGTAGCAATTGGACAGCAAGCATTAGAAGCAAACACAACCGGTGTCAGAAATATAGCTATAGGTACAAGAGCTTTAGACCTAAATACATCCGCTTCTCATAATGTTGCTATAGGACACGAGGCACTAAGGACAAGTACAGGTGGAGATGCTAACGTAGCTGTTGGAGCTTATGCTTTAGATGAAAACACTACAGGAGATTATAATGTTGCCATTGGTGCATATTCTTTAGGTGAAAATACAACAGCAGGTAAAAATACTGGTGTTGGTTATGCTGCTTTAGAAAAGAACACAACTGGAGGTGGTAATTCGGCTGTTGGTTATAAAGCTTTGCATTTAAACACAACTGGATCAGATAATACTGCTGTCGGTCAAGATGCCTTTTACTCTAATACTACAGGTAATGATAATACTTGTATTGGTAAAGATGCTTTATCAAACAATACAACTGGAAGCAACAATACTGGTTTAGGTTTCCAAGCATTAAAAGATAACACAACAGCATCTAACAACACTGCCGTTGGTTATGAGTCTCTTGAGGTAGCTACAACTGCGACTTCAAACACAGCTCTGGGTTCAAAGGCTGGAGTAGCTATAACATCTGGATCTAATAATGTTGTTATTGGTA